TGGACACCGACCAGGTACTACACAGCAACAATGGGCATTTGCTAGAGTAAATTCATTCATAACAAAATCCTCTGGAACATGGGGTGGAGCTGATAAAGATTTAGCTGCTAAAGTAAAAGGAAACTAAAATGTCAAACTATTTAAAACACAAGCCTGGCAGCCTAGAAGAAATCGTATCTAAACAAGGAAGTTACAGAGAAGATTCTGGTTATCAAGCAATGTTCAAGAAAGAACTAGACAAAGCTGGTAAAGGTATCGGTTCTATGTCACCTGCTGAAAAGAAAGCATTTTTTACCAAGATAGATAAAAAATATTCTGCTAAAGATGAGGGTATGGAAACTATGGTTCCAGTGAAAAAAGACGACCCTAAAGATATCAAAAGAAAACAGACAATGACAGGCGAAAAAGCTACTAAAGTAGATATGGAACCTGAAGTAAATTACAAATAAAGTTAAAAAAGGTGCTTTTTTTGCTTGCCAATAGTGTAACTTTGTGTTATAATATAGACATAATAAGAAAGGATACACTATGAAAAAATTACCTACAATATTTCTTGATATGGATGGTGTTCTTTTTGACTTTGTTAAGAACATTGAGAAGACAACTGGTCTTACAATCAATCAATGGACTAAGCTCGGAAGAAAAGAGCGTTGGGATCCAATCATTGCAAAGAAAGACTTTTGGTCTAACGGACCATGGTTAAGTGAAGGCAAGAAACTATTTGCCTATGTTAAAAAATTCAACCCACATATATTAAGTGCGTATGTAGAACATGCTCACGACCCTAATTGCATACCAGGAAAGATGGCTTGGGCACAGAAAAATACTGGCATACCAAGAAATAAAATCAATCTTGTTATGAGAAGTCAAAAGAAGAACTTTGCTAATGCTTCTTCTATCTTAATTGACGATTATGATAAGAATACCAACGAGTTTAACCGTGCAGGTGGAACTGGTATTACATTCAAATCAGCCTCACAAACAATCTCCGAACTTAAAAAACTAGGCTTCTAGTCTTACTCCTTATAAATAGTAGAGTTATAACGAAATAATAACTTTATAAAGGGAGAAAAATTATGAGTTTATGGGGAGCAACTGACTCTGACGAGAGTAAGCCTAAAAACTTGACTACAGCCGAGAAGCTTGAAGTTAGCGCTTCAGCAAAAGGTTGGGTTAGAGAAGCAGGTTCTATTCTGTCAGGGAATGACAATACAAGTGCAACACCCGAAGTGCTAGTAGCGCTTAGAGGTTTAGCAGTAAAACTTGGTGCAGCCGATATTACAGAAATTACTTTTGTTACAGCTAGTTTTGACAAATCAGCTGGTGGTAACATAGATGTATTAGTAAGATTCAACGAAGCAGTTGATATTACAGGCACACCTAGAGTATCAATTACTAACGGTAACCAAGGTTCTGGTTCAGGTAGAGGTCCACACTTGGCGAACTACTTATCAGGAACAGGTTCAAACGAAATTACATTTAGATGTACAATTGCAGCCGCTAACGCAGCTACAAACGCAGATGATGTATTAGTAATCGGTGCTAACGCAATGGCCTTAAACGGTGGTACAGTTAAAGACGCAGGTACAACAACAGTATCTACTATAACTAACGCTGCTGGCATAGGTACAGCTGCAGGTTCAATTACTGTAGTTGCATAATAACTAACTAATTCAAGGGGCTTCGGCCCCTTGTATAAATATATTAATAAAGTGATGTAGGTATTTACCTACAGTAGCATTCCCCAATAGGGGTTAACAGGAGATAAAAATGGCAGATAAAAAAATAACGCAATTGACCGACCTTGGTGCCGGTTTAGCAAGCGTTGACTTGTTCCATGTTGTGGATGACCCACAAGGAACACCAATCAATAAATCTATTAAGACGCAAGATGTTTTTCAAAATATACCTACATGGTTAGGTTTGAACTCAACATCTCAATCAATTACAGGTGATGGCTCAACATCAACAGCAATTAATGTATCAAAAGACAGCGGTACTCCGGTAACGGAAATTGACGCAACTTCAGCAGCTTGTCCAGTAACAATGGCAAATGGTGAAAACGGACAAATTGCAATCATTTTAAATGTATCAACAGGTGGTACAAATGCAATAACTATTACACCGGCAAATTTAAGAGGTGGTACTAGTATTACTTTAAATGCACCTGGTGAATCAGTTATGTGTATATTTAAAAACAGTAATTGGAATGTAATTGGTGGCCACAACTTTACGGTTGCTTAATAATTGAGAGGTATATAATGTCTATAACTATAAGTCAATTGATTGAAGAGAAAAATTTATTAGAAAAAGATTTTGATGAATTGAATAAGAAAGTTAAAACAGTTGAAGTTGAACTCATGCAAATGAAAGGCAACTTAAACGCATTAAACGGTGCTATGCAACAAACAAATAAACTTGTTAGAATGGCACAGGAAAGTATAAAAGAATGAAGACCTTAAAACAACATATTAAAGAGAAGTCTTTAGAAGATTTTGAGGAAGATTTAACAGGAGAAGAGATGAAAACTTTTAAACAACATGTAAAAGAAGACCATACTCAATCCAAATACGGTAAAGGTAATGTAGGAACACCAGAGGTTAACTCTGTAGAAGACGGAAACATTGGTGCTCATAACATACATGACCCTAAAATTTTGGAAAGAGTTAATGCATTTGTTGGCTCTATCGCAGGTCAGGAATATTTAAATCCTAAAGCTGCTATGGAACAACTTGCAAGTAAACTAAAAACAATAGGATTAGATATGTCCATTCCTGAAATGTCAGGTAATGGTTCAGCTAACCTTGATGTGACACAATTCGGTGGTAGATTTGGTAAAGATACTGACGGATCCGATATTAATGATGATGGTATATCTCATAAAAAAGAGGGTGGTCTTAAACTTAATGTTAAGTATGAAACCCTAGAAAACGGTTCGTCTAAAGTCTTTGCTAAATTAGTATAGACTTTATATGTTTAAAGAGATAACCAAAGATAATTGGTTGTTGTTCGCACAACAAAGTTACGACAACCCTACTTTAGAAAAAGAAGTAGAATTTTTTGATGATATCAAAAGATTTAAATATCTAAAAAGGTTATTTCGTAAATATGATATAACAGGTGAGATAAAGATTAGATTAATCTTAAATCATCTTATTGTATTACAAAATGTTTTTGGTGCTGAGGTGGCAGTTACATTATTATTATTTAAGATTGATAAAAAATATTGGTCAGTATTAAAAACATGTTTAAATTATCTGGAGTATCTATATTCACATGAATTGGATAAAGTAGAAACAGATAAGAACATAGAGGAAATGTTAAAAGAACTATGAGTAGAGGTATTGATTTTTTAATAACTTATCGTGTCGTAAAGATGTTGATAACACCTTTTAATAAAACACAAGCTTTTAAAAGAGGTATTATTGATGAAGACGGTAAAGTATTAAGAAAATTTAAAACAGTTAAAGGTGGTGACCGAAAACATTACACAATGTTACATAGATTTGTATTCAATTTAAAAAGAATACTAAAGAAAGTAGGATTAGGTAGTAGATTAGGTTCATTTGGTGTTGCATTGGCTTTACTTGTAAAAGAAGATAAGACTATGTTACAACATAAAGACTTAATAGAGTCTACAGTTATAACTTATTTAAAAGAACAAAATCTATATGATATGTTATTAAATGAAGTAAGAGAAATACCGGAAATAGAACAAGAGCCATATATGACTTGTTTTGGAATGAGTATATATGAGCAGAATGGCGAACTGGTATCGGAGGACAATTATGCCAAAACATTATAAAGAAATGATGGACGAGTTGATTAACAAAATGGACGAAGACGCTCCAGCAAATGCAGTTGCTCATGGTGGTGTTGACATGAATCCTACAGGTAAGAAAAAGAAAAAAGATGATGTAGGAACTGAAGCTGACGCTGAAAATGTTTTAAGAAGAATGATAATGAAAAAAATGGGAGCTTCTGTAAAAGAAAATACCGATAACAATAATATTGTTTTAAGAGGTATCAACGAAACTCTAAATAAACTAGAGGATAAGATTGATGAGAAAAGTGGTATTGTAAAAGATGAAATAAAAGTTGTAGAAAAGAAACAGACTTTTCACGATAAATTTATCAAACAACTTTCTGACAATACTCCACATTCTGGACAGTTTGATGAAGACATTTAAAGAATATACTGGTGTTACTGGTATCAGAGTAGGTGGTATAGATAGTGTCCACCCTATTGCTAGTTTAGGTGATAAACCACCAAAAGGAAAAGGTAGTAGAGCACCTAGAGCTGTTGGTTTAGTTGCAAATAAAAATCCTAGAATTGCAAGAAAATCAGGTCAAAAAGCAAATTCAGATAAACATTCAGACTTATACACGGATGAAAATCCAAAAGGAACTATACATGGTTTAGGTTTTGTAGATAGAGACAAGGCTGTACAATCAATAAATAAGATAAAAGGTTCAGGTAAAACACATGCTCATAAAATGCAGGCTGCCATTGCAATGTCTCAAAGAGCCAAAGTTGCAAGTGAACGAGCAAAGGATCCTGAAAAAAAGAAAGACCTAGCTTCAGCCCATAGAGTCTATCAACAATATATTAATAAGAATAAAAAGAAGGACTAATATGGAACTTTTAATAACTTTAGCTATGAAATTTTGGATGTGGACAGTTTTAATTGCATTAATAATTATGGGTTTTATTATCAATTTGTTTGATAAAAAACAACCAAAATGTTATACATTTGAATTCACGAATTATCCGTTAATGACACCAATGAGAATTGCCACAAAAGGCAAAGGTTTCTTTACAATGATTAAAATGTGGTTACTCGGTACTAGACATTGGGAAATCGCAAAAGACTTTGAATATGTATTAAACGGAAACAAATATGTCATACCGGCAGGTTTTAAATTTGATGGTGCAAGTATACCAAAATTCTTGCATCCGTTTTTATCACCGGTTGGCGTACTCTTAATAGGTGGTCTTGTACACGAT